TGTCTATGCCTAAATGGGCTTACATTGGTGATGCCAAAGACATTACAGTTGGAACTGCAATGGATAAGACAGCGTTAAAGCAGACAAGCACACAGGCAACTATTAAGATGGTAGCCGCTCCTGCGGTATCCGTAAATGACTACGACGACGCAGTTGAGTTCGGCAATGCACTTGATGAAGCCGCAAAACAGCAGGCAATCTCTCTGGCAAGAAAACTTGACACTGATTGCATTAATGTTGCATTGACAACACCTTTAAAAAGTCAACTGGCAACAAAACATCAGATCACATTCGACGAAATGAACGCAATCTTAGGTTTATATGGGGATGATGCCAACGCAGAAGATTTTGCAGGAATTTATATTCATAGCGCATTTGTCCCATCATTTCTTAAGATGGATGGATTTGTCGACAAGACAAAGACATTTACAGCCGATGGCACAGGAATCATGCAGAATAACTTATTAGGTTATTTCAGAGGAATCCCTGTCCTTGTCACTGACAGATTATACGATACCGCAAAACATGAGGGGTATATCCTGACAATCAAAAAGGAATCTATTGGTTTAATTCCAAAAGAGAATCCTTTTGTAGAACCTGCTAGAGATGCAAGCACAAGAACAACAACAGTTTATTGCTCAGAATACTATGCAGTTGCACTGATCGACGACAGTGGCGTAGTAGTCGCAGGATCAACAATTACCCCAACAGTATCTGATGGTGAGTAATAAATGAAAGGAGCGACGAGATGCTTGGCGGAGATCGTTTAAAGTTTTTAAGAATTTACCACAATTTAACTCAAAAGTACATGGCTGAGTGTCTCGGATGCTCGACCAGATGGATTAAGGGCATCGAAAGATGCGAGGTAATACCGACCGAGAAGATGTATCATGATTGGCTTAACTGCTGTTACGGTTTGTTAAAACCGCAAGAGAAAACAAGCAAAAAAGCCCGCGTCAAAAATAACTCGGTTAAAAAATAACTGCTGTGCCCCGACATGGGGCATGGCGTAAAAGTATTTTAGTTTCAATGATTTTAATTATAGTTGATGAAACTCGGAAACAAGCAACCAGAATTTAACAAATGGAGAAGGGAAGGTGAATAAGATGGATTTATTCTTATTCGCTTTCTTTGTCATTGATTATCAATTGGAAGGACAAGATGAACTAACATCTTGTTCACCAATTGGTGATTTTTATGACACAGAAAGCAACAAATAATGTACCTACTTGGTACAAAGACACAGAAAATAAATATCATACGATATTAACGGACGACATTGACTCATTACTGTCTTGCGCAATCTTAAAAGAAGTAATGGGATGGAATGTCGAAGAAATCTTTTTATTAAAGAAGAAAGTAAAAGGACATGAGGGACAAGACCTCAAAGGAAAAACAAAGAACGCCACACAGTCAGAAGGAATTGGCGTTGATCTGGCATTGCACAAAGGCAAATGCTTCGATAATCACATCACAAGATTTTCAAATATTGATTACAAAAACGAAGAATCTATTAATCCAAATCTTATGGAAAATATCACAAGACAAAATTACACAGAGAAATATGCAGGGTCAACAGTATTACTACTTTGGTCATTGTACGGTTTACAAAAAGAAGGTTTGACAGATGAAGCAATGATGATGTTGCTTGCAATCGACAGCGCATTTTTGGGATATTACAGTTCAAGATACAGACAATACATCAAGCATTATCTGGTAGATGTATTAGATTTACCAGAATTTTATCATTGCATCGAACGGCATGAAAAGGAAGAATTTTACGCAATCCAAGACAAATACCGTCTCAGAGAGAAGATTACATTGAAAAAAGGTCATGTAATCACAAAGATTGATATTGATGCAATCAATGATACTCTTTTATGGGACACAGACACAAATCTTCAAATTGAACTGCCACAAGATAAATTTTATCCAGATAAATACTTTATTGACGTTGTTAAAGATATATATGGAAAAAGAGCGAAGAGATATGATGAGATAATCCCTCAAGAGCCATATTGCTATGCGCTCACTAAGACAAATCTACTGAACTATTCAATCGAGGTGAAGGAATAATGGAATATACAAGTGACGGAAGAATTGTAATACATAATGGTGATCTAACAAACGAATTATTGCGTAGAGGTCATCATATTGTGCAAGTGCGCCCAGATAGAAAAAACAAAATCAAAACAATCTTCCTCTTTGATGGTACGAAAGAATTAAAAGAGGACTTGCTTAATATAGCAAGAGAGGAAAGAATAGCATTGAAAAAAGAATTATTCGCATAACTAAAAATTTGACCACGAAGATTGTTCGTAGACCAAAATTTAGGTATGAACAATCTTCCTACCAAAATTTTAGGTGCTAATAATGTTAGCACTCAAAATCTTAACCGCCAATAATGTTGGCGGGTCAAATTTAGGTCAGTAATCGACAGTTTAGCGGACTAAAGTTTTAGGTACGAACATTGTTCGTGACAAAAATTTAAGTACCAACAATCTTGGTACTCAGAATTTAGGTCAGTTACCCTTGAATTGAGGGCTACTCAACAAAACAAATACAAAACAAGGAGAACAAACATATGAACAAGAATAAAACAGATAATAAAATTATATTCAATCAAGCACTCGCAGGATATTTAATGATGCAAGGGTTTATCTTAAAGAAGATGGAACGTAATGAAAAATGTCCAGACAAGAATGTATTTATATTTAGACAATCTGAGAATCTGGAAAAGACAATCAAAGAATACTTATCTAAATAATCAAACAAGGAGATCAAACAAATATGGCAACAAATACAAGAAAAGTAAGTAAAAATACAAGAGTTAGCGATTTAATTACAGTTGAAGATATTCAGAAATGGGAACCAGATGTACCTGTTATCATTGAGGCAGGTACTGGCGTTGGAAAATCATACTTTATAAAGAACACACTATACGATATTGCGAAGGAAGAGGGTCAAAAGATTCTCTTCCTTATACATAGACGTAAATGCGTTGATCAGTTCATCATGGAGATTGAAGCGGACGGTAAAGATGATGTGATTGATATAGTGACATATCAGAAGTTTTCCATGCACAAACGATGCAGTGACTTTGACGACGAATTTAATCCCTACGATTATGGCTACATTGTATCAGACGAATACCACTACTTCACAGAAGATGCAAGTTTCAATGACACAACAGACGTGGCTTATGAGATGATAATGGAATGTCCTACGGCAGTAAAAATTTTTATGAGTGCGACAGGCGAGAATATTGAATCTTATATGAGAGATTATCTGACGGATAACGCCCAGAAATTAGGCATTAGAGAAGGCATAAAGCCACTGAAATACAAGATCCCAACCAATTGGTCATTCATAAATCAACTCTACTTCTTCTACAGAGAGGACGCATTTAAACGTAAGGCAGAAGAGGTAATTTGCAAAGGTACAAAGGCAATCTTCTTTATTGAATCAGCCAAGAAGGCATACGAATTATACAAGCAGTTCGAGGACAATGCAATCTTCTGCTGTAGCGAGAGCAATAAAGATTATGCCAAATATATGGACAAAGAGAAGTTAAATCAGATGCTCGAAAATGAGAGATTCGAGGAAAACCTACTTATCACTACTGCTTGCCTAGATGCAGGCGTCAACATCAAAGATAAAGACGTAAAAGAGGTCATGATCGACATTCGTGATCTTGGTTCGCTGATCCAGTGCATGGGTAGACGACGTATCGGCAGAAGGAAAGACAATGGCGCATACTCAGAAAAGATTGACGTTTATGTTCGTGCGAGAACCAATGAACAATTAGGCGGTATGGTCACACAGATTAAGAAAGATATTACACCTGCGCAGTTCCTTGACTTCAATGGAGAAGAGGAATTTTACAGAGAATATCCAAGATTTAATGCTAACGTAGACAAGAGTGGAATCATCTATACTGATAAAAAGGATAATTGTTTAAAGGTCAATGAATTGATGCTTAAGAAAAAAGAGAGCGATATCGAACTCTACAATAAGATGATAAATCTCAGCGACTACGGATATTGCACATATCTTGCTGATAAGTTCGAGAGAACGCATAAATACAACAGAACTCGTGAAATTGAGAGAATGAGATATGAAATTTATGATCCAGAATGTATTGAAATTATGATCAAGTTGGCAAGATATGCAAGTGATAAAACAGAATTTTGTGATAAGTCCCAGAAAGATAAACTCGTACAGGAATTGGCTATTCGCAAAGATAGACGAATTGTTAAAACCGCAAAGACGATAAATGAACGATTATTGCAGATGGGGATACCTTATAAGATAAATGAGAAAAGAACAAAACGAAAAATTGATGGTCGTAGTAAGGACGTTAGATTGTGGACGATAGTTAGGGCGAGAGTATAGAATCGTCGTTTTTTGTTAATATTACTGGACTTTTAACTATTTTGCGTACGAAATTGTTACGATGCTTCTATATAGGGTCGTAACGAAAACGTACGCAAAATGGCATAAAACCCTTATAAACACTGGAGAAAACGACGATTTTAAAAAGAAAAAATAAAAATCCCCAATAGGAAATTGCGCTTGCCGCAATTGACAGAGAGCGAAAATAAGCGAAGCGTTTTTTGCGAGTTTAGTATGATAATAGGCATCCATACTGACATATATTTTGTGTTGGTCAAATGACCACCCGTAGGAGTGGGCGTTTCGACCTACAACAAAATGTGTGTCGGATGGTGCCAGATAAGTTGTTGAGTGTAAAGGTTTCCTCATCATGTTGGGGACGAGCCCCAAACCCCATGTAGCGCGATATCCTTTGATCGCTAACGCTCACAAAGCACATCACTTCCGCCCACTACAACCTACGGTTGCGTGGTCGATCAATACAGAACAATCAAAATCAAACAGAAAGGAGAAACAAATGGCAAAAAGTAAAGATAAAACATTGCTTCAAAAGATGCAGGAAATCTGCCCATATCACATTGCGAAGTATGTGCAATGGTATCTGTCAGACCAGAAAAAAAGATGCAAATGGGACGAACTGTGCCAATGTGATATGCAATTTAAAAGCAAGGACGGAACAAACAAAACAGAAGAATTCTGCGAGAACAATTGGCTCATTCGTGATGATGCTCAGAAAGCAATTAAAATATACATGAAAAATATGAGGACATTAAATACAATGCAGATTTACCAGAAGATGATGAACAAGGCACTGAACGGAGATGTCAATGCTGCTAAGTATGTTGAAAATTTCCACAACAGTGACTTCTTTGAAGATTCAGAGGACGAGTTGGACGTGTTATTATCTGGTATTAATATTCCTGCGCTCAAAGGTGGTGCGTGATGATCAGTAAAGCAAATGCACAAAAACTTGCTTGGCTGTGGCAAGATGAGAACAAGGTGGCTTGGATCGAATCTTTCATTAAGATTGCTGACAAAGAAGGAAAACTTGTGCCATTTATCTTGACAGACGAACAGAAAGAATTGGTACAAAATATGCAGTCAAACAACATTATCTTAAAGAGTAGACAGTTAGGTATCTCTTCTATTACCATTGCGCTGTCTATTAGAGAATGTGTGGTACATGAGAATACGACTTGTTTTCTAGTAAGTCACAATCAATCAAGTTGTAATACTATCTTTGATAAGTTAAAACAGCAATATCACAGTTTACCAGATATCATCAAACCGAAACTGATTGTGAACAACAGACAGGCATTATGCTTTGATAATGGTAGTAAGATCACGTGCTTGACCGCAGGGAACAAAGAGATTGGTCGTGGCGATACATTAAATGGTATCGTGCATTTATCGGAATTTGCTTTTTGGAAAAATGCAGATAAACAGTTACACGCATTATCACAGGCGGTTAGTGAATCTGGAAGAATTATCATAGAATCGACGGCAAATGGATTTAACAAATTTTCAGAACTATATATTCAAGCAAAGAACGGAGACAATAGTTACAAACCGTTCTTTTTTAATTGGATTAATGGAAAATCATTGTTTGCTAATCAATATGAACAAGCCGTGGCTGAGTATGAAGCAAGAACGTCTCAGAAGATTAAAGATATGGAACTTGACGAAGATGAACAGGAATTATTGAAAATGGGTGCTTCTTTGGCTCAGATTGCTTGGCGTAGAAAGAAGGTCTCTACAGATGGACTTGATACATTCCAAGTCGAATATCCTTCAACAGATACTGAATGTTTCCTAACTACAGGACAACAGTTATTTGATAGCAAGAGGATTACGGCATCACTTACTACGATTGTAGAGAACAAGATTAAGCCGTTGGCAAAGACACAGGTCACAGGTATTCCCACTATATTAATACCGTATCTTGGTAAGACGTTTCATATCTGGCAGTTGCCACGAATGGGCGAGAAATATTATATCGGTGTCGATTGCTCAGAAGGATTGGGACAGGACTACTCTACTGCTATCGTGTTAAACAGAGAAGGTCAACAGGTGGCTGAGTTCAGGAATAACAAGATCAAACCATATCAGTATGCCGATGTCTTAAATGCTTTAGGTAGATACTATAATAAGGCGTTGCTGACAGTTGAGAAAGCAAGCGGTGGACACAGTGTTATTGAACGTCTGAGATATGAACAGCATTACATGAATATGACCAAGTACAAGACATATGATGAATTCCAGAGGACGATCTGGAGGGTCGGATTTGACACTAACAATAAGACCAAATCTATTATCGTCAACGACTGCCGTGAATGGTTCGACAAAGGGTTAATCCAAATTAAAAGCAAGGATATGCTCGAAGAGATGAAGGTGTTCGTTGCAAACGATAATGGAAGTATGGGCGCAATCAGTGGCAGTCATGATGACTTGGTTATGGGATTGTGTCTTTGTATTCAGGGAATGAAGAATGGATTATGGTATCCATTTTAACAATATTATATAGAAGAAACAGAACAGAAAGGAGAGACAACGTGGCGATTGAAGAGTATAAAAATAAGTATGAGAATCCTGCCAAATGGTTTGTAGAGGAAGTCAATCAACCTTATCATGTGAACAGGATTACGAAATGTATTGCGAACCGTGACTATCTCGCAGGTAGACACAAGGTACTTGGAAGAGAGAATTCTGCTTATAAAGGAAAAGAACTCATCACACGAAAGACGATTCTAAACTATGCTAAAACGGTGCTGAGATTCCACGCAACGTACTTACTTGGCAAGAAGGTATCATTTAGTGGTAACGAGAATACGATCAAGAATTTTAACGAAATATACAAATTAGGACAGTACGAAACCGTAGATTACCAGATTTTGGACAGAGTCAATAAGTTTGGTGATGCTTACGAGGTTGTTTATGTGGAAGATGGCATCATTAAAAGTAAGGTGCTTGACAGTGGCGACTGTTATCCTGTCTATGATGATCGTGGGAATTACATTGCATTTATCGAAACATGGACAGATATATTTACGAATATCACATTTTATAATGTATATTATCCTACTTATGTTGAGAATTGGAACAATGATGGCGGTTACTTACATATGGAAGATTCCAAGATTAATGTGTGTGGTCTGCCAATTCATTACCATAATTTCAACGATATGGACTATAACTTTGGAGTAAGTATGTTAACTGATATCAAGCCGATTATGGATGACTTAGAGGATATCCTAAGTAAGATGGGCGACGCAATCTATATCAATAGTTTGAATCCGATGCCTGTGGCTGTGGGTCAGAGGATTGAATCAACGATTCCTGCTGATGCAACAGGATATGTGATGAATCTGGATAATGGAGATTACAAGGTTGTGAGTACCACAATGGATTACAATACAATTAAGTTATATCTAGATAATATCAAGCAAATGTTGAATGATATCGCTTGCATACCAAGTGTGTTAAGTAGTTCAACGAACATTGCAAACATAAGTGAAGTGTCAATGAAGATTTTATTTCATATGGCAAACATCAATGCAGATGAAACAAAGAAATGGCTGAACAAAGGTTTTCAAGAAAGGTTCAGAAGATTCCAAATGATCTTGAAAATGCAGGGTACTGAGGTATCAAATGATGTTGAGGTCGTATATAACGTAAATATGCCAGTTGCTACAACAGAAATGGTATCTAATTTAAAAGCCATGAGAGAACTCGGTGCGATCAGTAGAAAGAGCGTGATGGAAAAGAGTGATCTAATTACAGACAGTGTGGCAGAACTGAAGCGGTTAGATGAAGAGAATGGTGCTAGTGGAGAGATAGAGAAAGATAAGGAACGGGCTTAATTTTAAGCCGGGCTAAAGTACCGTCTGGGTACTCGATTTGGGTACGCAGATGTTGGGTGAAGGTAATTTGGAAATAGTTAGGAGTGATACATCCAAAAAATTTGCCGTTCTATGGGCAAAAAATCCTTAGTATTGCTAGGTTTTTTGATGGTTATACAGACAGACGTATAGATTGTGCCAGTATCACTGGAAATATCTTCTAAAATCCATTTGATAAAATATCAGTATTTCAAATCAATTTAAAATGAGTGATAAAAGCAAAATTTTATGTCGATATTTGTACCAATTATTTCCAAAAACAACGCTAGATTGGGACTCTAACGAAGAATAAACAGGTAAATATGCACAAAAATACAAGAAAAACTTGTGCAATGTGACGATATTGCAGGCGATTACCCCTCTTTTCAAATATGGGCTAGAGGAAACACCAAAAATCCCCACAGCAAAAAAATAAGGACTACTCACTCGTAGTCCCTTCGTTTTCACGGTTTACATGGTCTTTCAGTACCATATTAATATACTGGCTAAACGATCTATCATCTTCCTCTGCCATCGTTTTGATCATTTCAACCAGATCACTGTCTAATGTAATACTTACTTTCTTCTTTAATGGTTTCATATCCATACCTCGCTTAACCGTATCTTATCACATGGTAGTGCATTATATTGCTAAGTAGGATTAAGTGTGATAAAGTAGGATAAAAAAGAAAGAGGTACGGAAATATGGAACAGATGAAAAGAGAAATCTATAATGAAATGATGCATAGTTATCTTGCAGAGGAATTAATTAAGGAAGTGCATGAACGCACAAAACTACTAGACGAAGATTATGCAGAATCTATCAAGATGCAGGAATCGCATTTGAAAGAATTAAAATCTTGCTTAAATGAGGAACAAACAAAGAAATTAGAAGAATATATAGGCGAGGTGTCGACAAATCATCGACTCCTATGCAGAGAGATTTATTTGCAGGGGATGAGAGATTGTGCCGATATCTTTTTCAACAAATAAGGAGAATCGAATATGGAATTATTACATACATTATTAACTATGCCAGGGCATGAGATTGTAACTTTATTAGGATACATGACAATGGTATCTGTTGTCGTGGATAAAGCAGGCGCAGTGATTGAAGTCATGATTAAGAGGCATAAAGAAGCAAAGATCAGAAGAATGAAAGAAAAGGCAGAGATATACAAGGATTTGTTAAAGTGATTGGTCAAAAATATTTTTATTTATTTTTTAAATGATTCATTTTTATAAGTTGAATACATTCACTAAAAAGAATATAATAGATATACAACTAGTGATAAAAAGATTTTTTTGGAGGAGAGTATGGAAGAAGGATATTATGAATATTATGTTATGTCTATTGTAGACGAGGATGGAAGAGTAAATGTTGATAAATTAAATCAACGATTGAATCGTTTAGGAAAAGAAAATTGGCGATTAAAGTGTGCTACAACTAATGAATTAGGAAAAAATGTTAGTTCGGGAGGATTTGGAGGATTTTCTAGAGGAACTAATATGACTATAAATGAGACGATTTTAATTTTTGAAAGATTTGTTAATGAAGGGTTTTCAGATGATGATATGTTACCATCATTTGACTAAAAAGGAAATTGCATATGAAAAAACGATATGAAGAGTTGTTTGAATTAAAAGAAAAACAATATATTAAAGGATGCCCAGTGTTAGTTATGGGTGGAAGATTATTAAAAGATAATGCTAATGAACAGGTTGCAGTACAGTTAAAATTACAAAATATTGGAAAGAAACCGATAAAAGCCATTTTTGTAAAGATTAATGGGTATGATGTTTTACATAATATAATTGTGAATCAGTTTGAATATCAATATTTAGATTTGGACTTAAGAAGAGATGCAACATGTGGGGAACAAACAGCCATTTATTTAGAAGATACACAAGTAAGAGAAATTGAAATTGAAATAAAAAAAGTTGTATATGTAGATGGACAAACATGGCAAAATGATGGCAATAAACAAGAGGAATTCCCAGAAAAAACATTATTAGAAGAAAATCTAGGAGAAGAATTAAAAGAGCAATACTTACGTGAAATTCAATCAGATCCTAAAATGCAACATACAAAAGATCAATATTTTCTTGAGGAATATGCTGATTATTGGATTTGTACATGTGGTGCATTGAACTATAATGATGAAACAAAATGTCATAGATGTAAAAAAGATAAAAAATGGATTAAAGAGCATTTAAATATAGAATTGTTACAAGAACATTATCAGGAGTATTTATCTGAAGTAGAAGAGGAAAAAAGAAAATCAGAAAAAAGATTAATTAATATTCAAAAAAATCAACAAATACAACTCCAAAAGAAGAAGGAGAAAAGAAAAAAAATAATAATTGTTGGAGCGATTATTGTAGGAATTATTTTATTGGTTAATATCATTTCGCAATCTAAATATAAAAGTGCATCGGAATCTTTAGATAATTATGAAAGTGCCTTTGGTGAAAATTTAGGAGAAAGCGAAGATAGCGATGAATGGAGCCGCTATATAAGTAATGAAGATGATTTTAGTAACGGGGATACAATAGATACCGAATACGAATTAGTTGGTCTTAAAGGTGAAATAACCGCAGATAGAAATATGTATAGGCAAATTACAAAAGTGGAATGGATGCCTAATAATATAGGAAATATGTCATCAAGTTCAGTAAAAACAGTAAAGAAATATATGATAAAAAAATATGGAGACGTTGATCCTGAAACAGATGATGAAAATGAAAATGCGGATGTGTATAAATGGACCTCAAATGATGATAAATATGAAATTGAGTTACATTATCCAAGAAGTGAAACAAAATGGGTAAGAATTGCGTTAAGATATAACGAGGATTATGATGATGATTCGACATATGACTATGATGATGACGATGACTCAACATACGATGATGACTCAACATATGATGATAGCACAGATGACGATACTCCAGAAGTAACTGGAAGTGGCTCATTTCAAGGTGGTGCAGCAGAAGAATACGAAAATCGTTAACCAACACAAGGGAACTTAGTTTAACCGACTAGGTTCCTTTTTTGATGCAATGAAAGGAGGAGTTTATGCAAATTTTAGATCGTTTAAAAATGGAACTATCAAATCAAGAATACTTTTCAGATGAACAATACACACAGTTTTTGCTAGAAAATGGATTATCTGCAACCGCAGAATATAATAAAGAAACAGACCAGAGGCAGATGTTATTATCTGCTTTAGATATCCTAGAAGCCGTAAGCAATGATATTGATATCATGCGACAAACAATTACAGAATTTACGACAACATCACAAGCGTATAAATATCTTGAAAAAAGAATCCAGAATCTTAGGGATAAGATTGCGTCTATCCCAGAGCCAGAAGATGAATATTCATGCTTTTCGCTTATGTTTACAAGTAAGAATCCTACTGTTTATTCGCCTG